GGGTTCTTCATTTCCTTCCTTTATATCACATCTGTTGTATTCCTCTAGAGACATACATTTGGGAGTTTGATACATGTTTGGAGTTAACAATTCAACTATTTCATCGTTTCTTCTCATGCTGGCCAACATAATAGCTGTATAATTATGATTATCTACCATATTCACATCAGCTCCGTATTCTAGTAATAATCTAAC